GTATAAAGATGCTCATAAAGATCACTGGTTAAAGTTAGTTGGTTCTATAGACTTTGATCTAATCGAAGAAGGTGATTTAGAAGAAACTCCAATCTCACCTAATTTGTTAGATTAATGGCATACGAAAACATACTCAACAATCTTAAAGAAACCCCACCCCGAGCTCTTAATGATCATATCCTGATCATTGATGCGATGAACACCTTAATACGGTCGTTCTCACTGCTCAAGGCGATGAATCCCACAGGCACACATATCGGAGGTCTCGTGGGGTTCCTTCGCTCTTTAGGTTATGTTACAAGGATTTTTGATCCTACTAGAGTTATAGTAGTATGGGATGGAAAGGGTGGTTCCGGAAATAGGCAAAATATTAATCCTAATTACAAAGCACAGAGAGCAAGTTCAAGGATAACTCACTGGGGTCTATATGATACTAGAGAAGAAGAACAAGAGGCTCTAATTAATCAATTACTTAGAACCCGTGATTACCTAGACTGTTTACCAATGCAGCAAATGGTTATGGAAAAACTAGAAGCTGACGATATAATGGCATATCTTGCCAAAAGAGCTTCTGCAGCAGGTAAAAAAGTAACAATAGTATCCTCAGATAAGGATTTTCTACAGTTAGTTGATGAGAATATAGAAGTATATGCCCCAGTTAAAAAGAAGACCTTTAATAGTACTAATATATTCGAAGAACTTAAGGTATTACCGGTAAATTACAACATAGTTAAAGCTCTTTTAGGTGATAACTCTGATAATCTACAAGGTGTTAAAGGATTAGGGATAAAAACAGTTGTATCTGAATTCCCTAAACTACTTACAGAAGAGAGTTCTTTAGATTATGTGTATAGCGTTGCTGAAGAGAAACTAGACGGTAAAAAGATTTTTGCTAAAATAATACACAATTGGGAAAAGGTTGAGACTAACTTTAAGCTAATGGATTTACATGAAACCTCATTAGATACTAAAGAGATCGATTATGTAGAAGCCGTTCTTAGAGAAAACCTACCTGGCTTACAAACAGGAGCTTTCTTACATCTATTAGATCAAGATAAAATAGAAGGTATTACAAAGAACACAGAAGGGTGGTTAGAAAACTTTAGAAGTTTAACAACGTACTCTAAAAA